CTCCTTAAATGTTTTAATAAATTGTCATAATTTTTCTATAAATATAACTATCAGTTATATTTATTGCCCTATAATATAAATAGAAATATATAAATTAAATGATAAATATAGGTAGAAGGAGGATATATGGATAACAACGAGATATTAGAACTTGCAAAAGAACTTGAGAAATTATATAAAATAGACAAAGAAGCATATAATTTGATAATTGAATTGATAAAAAAATTAAGACAAATAGATTAATATCTTATTTGTCTTTTTTATTTTTATTGTTTAAACTTATTATTAATTTTTTTACTAATTCTTTATCTTTTTCATCTAATTTGTTTATTTCATTGGCCCACTCGATATGAGTATGTTCTGTATGTTTCATAAATGATATTTCTTCTCTATCCAGCAAGTAATCTAAAGTTACATTAAAGTAATTAGCTATATTTATTAATATATCTCCGGGTATAGATCTCTTATTTTGAAGATATTTACATAATGTTTGATAATTAATATTAAGAGCTTTTGATAATTCTAATCTGGACATGTTTTTATCATCCATTAATTTTAAAATTTTATCTCCTGTACTCATAAATCCTCCTCACCGACATAAATCGATATCCCTATATATACACGATTATACCACAAAGTGTATAATTTAAAATATTTTTATACAATCTGTATAAAAAAGCTTGACATTATACAATTTGGATAATATACTCTAAGTATAAATAAATAACTTGTCCAAAGAAAGAAGGTGAAAAACAATGACTGATAAACTAATAGCTTTCAGACATAGTAAAAATAAAAGCATAGTAGAATTTGCTAAAGAACTAGGGTTAGGCTATGACACATACTATAAAATAGAATCATGTCAAAGAAAACCCAGTTATAATTTCTTAACAAAATTTAAAAAAGCATATCCAGAAGCAGATATAGATGACATTTTTTTTAATGATAGTTTAGACAAATTGTCTAATTATTAATATGCATATATTAGACACATAGGACAATTTTATCTATTCATAAAATTTTAAGGGGTGAATTTATGAACAATAGATATTACGAAAATGATATAGCAAAAGTAAAGATATCATTTTCAAATCGTAGTAAAGAAGAACAGGATAGAGTATTTAAAAACATCGCAGAAGCTTGTTACAACTTAGTTTTATATGAATATAAGAAGGGGGTAACAAAAGATGAAAATAAAAATATCTCTGGAGGAACTAAAAGTACTATCTAAGTTATTACCAAACCTTACAGTTAAAGAGTTTATCGAAATAAACAAAAGATAAATTTTCAAGAAAAATTTAAGGAGGTGAACAAATCATGAAAGAAAGCGGACAAGCAGTACAAGCATACTACTACTTAGTTAAGTATTTTGGATATGAAAATACTGTAGCAGCATTTCTAGAATGGAGAAACAAATATAAAGATTTATTCTAAGGGGGAATAGTATATGCCAGATTTATATAACAGTTACAAAGTTTTAAAAAATAATGAAGGACAAGCAGTACAAACAATACCTAGTTATGAAGTAGCTGAAATGATGGGAAGGGCACATAAAGAAGTATTAAAAATGTTAGAAGGACAGAAGTCAAGTGATGGAAGTACTAAACACGTTGGAATAATCCAAGTAATTTCTGAAAGTGGAGAATTGCACCTATCAGATTACTTCATAGAGAGTAGTTATAAGGTACCCGGAAACAATAGAACTTATAAATGTTATGAATGTACTAAAATGGGTTGTGATATATTAGCAAATAAGATGACTGGTGAAAAGGGGACAATATTTACTGCTAGATATGTTAAAAAATTTAATGAAATGATAGAAGACCCATACAAAGGCATATCAACTGAATTAAGAGCAATATTGATGCTAGACAAAAAGCAGCAAGAACTTGATAAAAGAGTAACTGGAATAGAAGATAAGATGACAGTAGATTATGAATTAGCTGAAAACCTAAGAAATGCAATAAGTACAAGAGCTGTATATTTACTAGGTGGAAAACATACAGAAGCATACAAGAAACTAAGCAAAAAACTATTTGCAGAATTTTATAGAGATCTAAAAACTTCATTTAAGGTTAACAGTTATAAAAATATTGCCCAAAAAAATTATGATGATGCACTTAAATATATAGAAAATTGGAAACCTAGTGAGATGTTAGTGTATGCGATACAAGGATTGAATGGTCAATTAAGTTTTGAATATTAAAGGGGGGTTATATAATGCAAGACTATATTAAACATTTACAAAGCCAAATAGAGTACTGGCAGAGAATTGCCCTAGCAGAAAGAGAAAAGAACATTAAATTAGAAGAAATCATTAAGAAAATTGAAGAAAAGATATACAACTTAGAAGATAAGGAGGATTAATATGAACTGGATATTAGATGAAGTCAGAGAAAGTATTAAAAATAAGATTACAGTATGTGAGAGTTTCATGGAGTTATGTGATGAACAAATTAAAAATTATAAAAATAGATATGAAACTAATAGAGTAGGAGAAGCAGCAAACCATGAATACTGGAGAGCGTGCAAAATAAGAACAGCATACGAAATCAAGGACCTAAAAGAAATATTGCAGGAAATAGATGCAATGATGCAAGAAGAAGTAAGGGACCTTGAGGAAGCAGATGAAGATGAAAGAGAAAATAGAGCAGATGCTTACATGGGAATATAAAAATAGAACCTACGGCAATAGGTCCTATCTTTAGAAAAAGTTAAGTAATTAGAAATTTACTTTTTCTATATTATATCACGAAAGGATATGATTTAGAACATGAAAATTAGAGATTTATTTCAAGGATGTAATCAGGCTTTTAGAAATAGTGAGCCTACATTTCAAACTAGGCTATTATATGCAGAATTAAGTAGTCCTTATGATGTATATGCAGATAGCAAATGGGGTTATATAGATGCCTCAAAGGAACTGCTAGAGAGTTATAAACCAATCGATGAACTAGAGGCTTACATTGACAAATATGAAGCTACAGACGGTAATAACACTGAATATGACAAAGCCTATATATTGGCATATAGGGACTTTATAAAACAAGAGAAGACTAAGGAGTGTGAAACTAATGAATCTATATGAAAAGTTATCGGCAATACAAAGTAAATTAAAAGCACCTAAAAATCAATATAACAACTTTGGGAAATACAACTACAGAAGTTGTGAAGATATATTAGAAGGATTAAAACCTTTATTACTGGAGTATAAAGCTACAGTTACTTTATCAGATGAAATAAAACAGATAGGCGATAGATATTATTTAGAAGCTACGGCAACTTTTGTAGATACTGAAAAAGGAGAAAAGATAGAAGTTAAGGCATTAGCTAGAGAAGACGAAACAAAAAAAGGAATGGATTTAGCACAGGTTACGGGGTCAGTCAGTTCATATGCTAGAAAATATGCTTTAAACGGGCTATTTGCAATAGATGATACAAAAGATAGTGATGCTACTAATAAACACGATAAGGACAAGTCTAGTCAGTTAGATACACCAGATAGATGGACCAACAAGTTATCAGAAAAACAAATAAGTAGATTATATGCAATAGCTTATAGCAAAGGAATAGATAAAGATACAGTTAAGAAACATGTATTCAAAAAATTTACTAAAGATGTAGTTAATATGACTAAAGACGAGTATGATTTCATGTGTTCTGGATATGAAAATATGCAAGTTGCAAACTAGGAGGGATGACCTATCGCAAGTAGAAGAATGTTCTCTTTAAGAGTTATAAATACGGCTAGATTTTTAAAAATGCCAACAAGCACACAATGTTTATATTTTCATTTAGGGTTACATGCAGACGATGATGGAATAGTTGAAGCATATCCAATTTTAAATTCTATAGGAGCAACTGAGGATGATTTAAAAATATTAGTTGCAAAGAATTTTGTAAATGTTTTAAATGAAGATTTAGTAACTTATATAACAGATTGGAAAGAAAATAACAAGATAAGAGCAGATAGAAAAATAGATAGCATTTATAAGGATTTACTTTTACAGGTTATTCCAGAAGTAGAAATATTAGAAAAAAAACCTAGAGCAGATAGATTACCAAAACAAATGGACGTCCATGGGACGTCCCATGGACAACCAATGGACGGCATAGGTAAGGATAGGTTAGGTAAGGTTAGTTTAGATAAGGATAATATACCTATAGAGGAAGAATGTGTAAGTGAAAAATTATCTTCTATGAGTAAGCTATATCAAAAAAATATAGGAATGGCTAATGGAATAGTAGGAGAATGGCTTATAGATATAAGTAATCAAATAGATGTTGATTTATTTAAAAAAGCATTAGAAATATGTACTGAAAAAGGGAAATTAAATTTTGGTTACTTAAAAGGCATAATAAAAAACTGGCTAGATATAAATATAACCAGTTTAGAACAATTACAAGCATATGAACTTCAAAATAATAAAACATCTAATAATAGTATTACCTCAAAACAGAAAAATATACCAGCAACACAAAAACAATGTGATGATGCTGAGTTTAAAAGAAGATTGGAAGAAAGTAATAAATTATTAGATAGCCTAGATGAAAATATATGGGGTGATTAGATGAATGAAACTTTTAAAAAGATATTAATGGAGAGAGTTAATAATATCCCTAAAAGAGATGATATAAAAGAATATGAGTGCCCTATATGTAGGGATTTACATTACACATTTAATGATTTAGGGCAAGCAGTGCCGTGCAAATGTAAAGATAAATTTGAATCCAAAGAAAAATTAAAAAAATGTGGATTAGATGAAGTGTTCAAGAATAAAACATTTAGAAATTATAAAGTGAATAATGAAACTCAATTAGCGGCGAGAGATAAAGCTATAAACTATTGCAATAATTTCCTTGATACAAATTCAAGCTTAATTATTACAGGTAGACCTGGAGTAGGTAAAACACATTTAGGAGCAGCAACAATGATTAATTTGATTGGCAAAAATGTACTTTGCAAATATGAACTATATACAACTATGTTAATAAATCTTAAACAATCAGTAATGGATGAAACAAATTTTATAAGAGAAATGGATAAGTACAAAGTACCAAGAGTTCTTTTTCTAGATGACTTTTTAAAAGGAAAGCCAACAGACGCAGATTTAAAATATATATTTGAAATAGTAAATGAAAGATATCTTAAGAAAAAACCTATGATTATTAGTACAGAAAAGTCAATTGATGAAATAGTTAGTTGGGATGAAGCAGTGGCAAGCAGATTAGTTGAAATGGCTCAAGGAAACATAATAGAATTTGGAACAGATATAGAAAACTATAGATTTTATGCCAAATAATTATATTCCAGGGGATTTCCCCTGGTCCATAGGGGGAGTAATTATGAGTATCGATAAAAATATTGTTGAATTGTTTGAAAAGGCTCAAAAGGGAGATAGAGAGGCTGTAACAAGCATTGTTGAGGATAATATAGGGCTTGTATATAAGCAAGCAAAGAAATTCAAAGGTAAAGCAATAAGTTACGATGATGCAATTCAGGTTGGAAGTCTAGGATTATTATATTCCATACAAAATTATGACCCAACATTAAATGTGAAATTTTCAACTTATGCAACGACAAACATAGTGGGTAAAATACTAAAAGAATTTAGAGACAATAGAGATGATGTACCTTTCAGGATACCACGAAGAAATTACAACCAATACAAACAAATCAAGCAAATTAGAAAGAAATTTGAAAGCCTACAAAGAGAGCCTACATTGAAAGAATTATCAGAAATTATGGGCATAACAATCGAAGAAATTACAAAGACGTTGCATCTTATGGAGGGCAAAATTCCTATGGATAGTCCGATAAAATTATGCCCAAATGAAAGAAAAATTACCTATTCAGAAACGATAAGAGATATAAGCATATCAGAGGACAAAATAATTTCCAAAATAGATCTATTAAACGCTATGAAAAAACTTTCAAAATTGGAAAAAACAGTAATAGAGATGAAATTTTTCGAAGGAAAAACACAATCAGAAATAGCAGTACTACTAAATGACTATCAATCACATATATCAAGAGTAGAAATATCAGCATTAAAAAACTTAAGAAGAATACTTGAAGGTGAAAATAAAAAAGATAATTCAATACATCGAAATAAGAATAGATTTATAGATGTAGCCACAATAGATTTAAATTGCCTTACAGCACGTCAAAGAAGTGTAATTGAACTAGTATTCATTAAAGGACTAACACAAGCTGAAACGGCGAGAAGATTAGGCATACATAGGGCAAGTGTATGCCTAACAATAAAACAAGTCATTAGCAAGTTGGAAAAGTTAGAGAAAAAGAAAATTAGTTAAGGGGATGAAAACTAATGAAAAAGGTACTAGGGGGTAAAGAAAAAAGCTGCATAAACTGTGGAGGCACAATGATACATCTTAAAGTAAAAGGACTAGGTGTAGTAAGTCAGTGTCGAGAATGCGGTAATTTAGTAAATGGAAGAATAAAAGATGAAGTTAGAGTATGGAGTTATGATCCAATAACAAAAGAGGTTATTAACAGTTAAATAAAAGTTACTTTAAAAGGAGTTGATTGTATGAACTTATTAAGTATAGAAATTACAATGACATCTTTAGAAGTAGTAGACTTGATAAATAAATTTAGAGAGGAAGAAGGAAATAAAGGGGCAGTAAGACACGACAACTTTATGGCTAGTATACGAAAAGAAATTAAATCACTTGAAAATGCTGGTGTTGAAATATCCGCCCTAAAAATTAAGGAGGGCACATATAAAGATAAACAAAATCAAGAAAGACCTTGTTTTGTAATGGATAGAAGTTGGGTAATGCAAATGTGCAATAAAGAAAGTGCATTAGTAAGATACAAAACCCAACAATATATAGAAGCGTTAGAACAAGCACTTCAAGATTTAAAATTCAGACAAGGTGATAAAAAACATCAATTACAATGCATGGAAATACTACAAGATTTACTTCCAGAAGAACTAAAACAAGAAAAAGTATCATACATAAAAGCAAATACAGTAGTCAACAAGGTCACATCAAATATATTTGGATTTCCTAAAATGTTAAGAAAAAAAGAAATGAATAATGAAATGTTAGAAGTTAGGGAAAAAGTGTTAGATGAGTATTTAAAATTATATGAAGTATTAGAAAATAATCACTTAGTAACTGAAACACTAAATAAAAAATACGAAAGAAAATTATTAAGTGCGGAGGAAATAAATTAATGAAATTAACAGGATTACAAATAAGAAATATGCAAATGCTACAGGACCTAGAAAAAATGATAAAAGAACTTGAGATAAAAAGGATAGAGCATGATTTATTAAATAAAAACAAATATGCTGAACTATATAAGGTTTATCATAGATTGTTAGAGGGGATTAGATGAAAGAGGTTATAAAGTTTGCTAAATTCTACTATGAGCTAGGCTATAGCTTAAATGAAGCGATAACTATGGCTATTAATATAGCTAGAGAAGTGGAGATGAGTAAATATGAGTGAAGCACAAGAGCAGAAAGCAGTCATAGAATGGTGCAGTTGGAATTCTGATAGGTTTGAAGAACTTAAATGGATTTTTCATTGTCCAAATGAAGCAAAAAGAAGTAAGATAACAGGAGCAGAATTAAAAAGACTTGGTATGCGAGCTGGAGTTCCAGATTTACTACTTTTATCGCCTAAAGGTAAATACATAGGACTAGCAATAGAGATGAAATATGGAAAGAATAAATGCACCATAGAACAAGTTAAATGGCTAGATTGGTTATATAAGCAGGGATATATGTGTAAAATATGCTATTCAGCAGATGATGCAATAGCAGTAATAAAAGAATATTTGGGAATAAAATAGGGGTGATGTGATGTTATATTTATATGATCCAAGATATAACTTAAAAACTGAAACCACTTATGAAAAAATGTGCCGATTATTTGTCAAAACAAAAGGAACATTACAAAGCTACAAATCAAAGAATAGAAAAGTTAACAAGAGATATTACATCATAGATGAAAATACAAGTAAAAAACAACTTAAAGAATTTTATTCAAAAGAGATTTTCAAAGATGAGATATGGAAGACAATAGAAGGTTCAGAAGAACAATTCATAATAAGCAACTATGGAAGATTTAAAAAAATATATAAAAGCATACCAGAAGGTAAGTTTTTATTACCATACTTTGTACATAAAAGAAGATGCAATAAGGACAAACAATTCATAAAAGTTAAATTTCAAGGCGAATACAAGGAATACAATGTAGCAAGGTTAGTAGCATATCACTTTGTTGATATATATTACACAAACGATAAAGTTATAAGAAAATCAAAAGATAGAAAATATAAAGCTTATACCTATGATGATGTAACAGCTTTTCACAAGAATGGATTAGTTTATGATAATTATGCTGGTAATTTAGAATGGTTAGACAGATATGATTTAGCAGCCAAGACAGCTCATAAGAGTAAAACAAAAGGAACTATAGTAGCCAAAGATGCAATTACTGGAGAAGTTATAGGCTTCTTTAGAAGTACAAGAGATGCAGAAAAACATTTATATGTAAGTAGACAAGCAGTATCAGATAGCCTTAATAAGAAGTGGAAAACAAATATAGTAGCAGGAACATATATATTTGAGTATGATGAATAACAACTAAATAGGGGATTATGCAATACTAGTGTAGTTCCCTATTCTTATTTGACTATCAAATGAAAATATGGAGGTGATATTATGCTAGACGAGTTAAAAGATATACTTAGCAGTTTATATTGCCAACTAGGATTGACAGATGACATTTTAAGACTGTCACAAGTAATAGATGAACTAATTAATCAAGAAATGAAATAAGAGGGATTTAAACATGCTATTAAATAGAAAATATATAAATGACCTTACAGAAGAATTAGAGAGAGCACAAGAAACAAATAAAGATTGTCTTAAAATAATAGAATTCTGGAGAGAAAGAAGCAACAAATTAAAGGAAGATATAGAAGTGAAAGAAGACACAATCGAAAATCTATTAGATGCAAATAAAGAGTTAAGCCTAGCAAATACTTACTTAGAAAAACAAAATATATCATTTGCAAAGGAAAATGCAATGTTGGAAAAAGAATTACAAGAGTTAAAAACTAAACACAGTAGAGTCACTGGACAATTGGACAAGTTAAGAAATTACTGTAGACAGTTAACAGGCATAGATATATTAGGAACAGGGGAGGATGAATAATATGGAGGTTGTTAAAATAACTGTAACAGATATCGGAGGAACTTATAGAGATGTAGCAGATGCAGCAAGAACTACAATAGGATTGAAAGAAGGGAAAAAAGAAATATCAGAAAGTTATATGTACAAAATGTGGAAAAAGAAAGGTGTTGAAATAATGAAAATAAAATTAAAAGGTCCAATTGATAATTATTGTCAACGCTGTTTAGAAGTTAGAAATATGGAATTACCAAACTGTGAAAGAGAATGTGAATATTATAGAAGAGGGTTACAAGTTAATCCTATTATTTATGAGGAGGTAAAAAGAAATGAAAATAGATAAATTTAAACATGCTGATAATTGGCAAGACGTTAAGGACGCAACTATGAATACAATAGGAAAAAATACAGGAGCATACCCTGATAGTAAATGGAAAAGACAATTGATATTATCAGAGCATTCACCAATAAGAAAATTAAAATTTGAATGGCGTTGGTATGATTTGAAATCTTGGGTTTCTGTGCATTTTGTTAGACATAAATTTGGTATAGACCACTTTGTTAAAACTCAAAGAACTGACCGTACAGGAATTAACAGAGATGATTTACCACAAGGTAGTTTAGTAAACCATGAAGTTGAAGCAAATGCACAAGCACTTATCAATATATCTAGAAAAAGATTATGTAGCTGCGCGTCTCCTGAAACTAGGGAGGCGTGGCAAGCCGTTAAGGATGAGGTAGCTAAGACTGAACCGGAATTAGCAAGCTGCATGGTTAGAGAATGTATTTACAGAGGTTTCTGTCCTGAGATGTTTGGTTGTGGTTATGATAAGACTGAGGCTTTTAGAAAAGAGGTTAAAAAATATAGGGGGTTAGAATATGGCTTGTAGAAGAAAAACAAAAGGAGAACGTGAACTTATAGCAGATATAAACAAGAGATTTAAAGTATTCTGCAATGAGTCTTATGATTTAGAGGGAATAGGTTGTATGAATTGTGAACTTAATTTTGAGGATGAAGAAAGTTGTGAAATACAATATATAAAAATGCTAATGGGAAAGGATGAATAGATGAATATAGAAGAAATTAATGGAGCTATAAAAGAAATAGCAGATACATTTAAAATTAGAAATCAACAGTTAAAACTAATTGAAGAACTAGGAGAATTGACAAGGGAAATATCAAAGGATATAGCAAATGGAAGAGAAATATCAGATGATACTATATCAGAAATTGCAGATGTAAATATCTTAATCAATCAAATATTGTATCTATCAAGTAACAAGGATTACAACTCAAAAGAAAAGCTAAAAGAACATATAGAATACAAACTTCAAAGAACTATCCAAAGAATAAACATAGGATATTATAAGTAAGAGGAGTTGAGGGAGTATGGAGAAAAGAGAATTACAAGAATACATAGAAACTAAAAGAGAATTAGATATTATAAAGGATAAAATAGAGTACCTAGAAGAAAAGAAAACAAGCATTAAAAGTATGATAATAGATGATATGCCAAAAGGTGGAAGTTTTGAAAATGATAGATTAGGAGCATTGCTAGGAGAAATAGAAGAACTACTTAATATATACCATGAAAAACAAATAAGATTACTTAAGCAACAAAGGGCAATAGAAAATACAATAGATAAATTGGAAGATGCAGTAGATAGAAATATAATGAGGTTAAGATATATTGACGGATATACGTGGGAAAGACTATGTGTTTTGATGAATTACAGTTGGAATGGAATACATAAAAAGCATAGAAAAATATTAGAAAAAATAAAATAGGGGAGCAAAGCAATGAGAAACTGTATATATAGATTAATTGGAGATAATAGACAAATTCTTTATATTGGTAAAGCTGGTAATTTAAAGCAAAGATTGAGTAATCATATACATTTACCAGAAGGATGCTATGAGAAAGCAAAAAAAATTGAGTATCATTCATTCCTTACAAAAGCAGATATGGATTTCGCTGAAAAGTATTATATAGCAAAGTATAAGCCTTTTTATAATGATTTATTGAAGGAAGATATAACAATAAAAGTCAAAGAATTAGATGATGCAAAATTTACATTATACGAAACTAAGCAAAAAGAAAGCAAAAGAAAATCTAATAATACAATGAGAGATGTAGAGCTATATATTAAACACAATTCTTTTGATAATTATACTTTAAAAGATGGCTTTATAAGATATAGAGTTCCAAAAGAAATTGTATTTTCAATAGAAGATAAATTTGAAAATGTATATATCTTTTTTGATGGAGTTGATGGATTTGTTTTAAACGGTGAGAAATACGAAAAATGTTATTATGGAGTATATTCTTATGAAGACTTACATAAATTTTACGTATATTATGAAGATAAGCCACCATTTTAGATATAAAGAGTTGATAGAAGTGTACTATTTATGTGTGATATATTTAAAGTAGGAAGATTGGTCAGATAACCACACTATCTGGAGACATGAGAATAACATTCTTAAAAATTAAGTTCTGTCGGGAAGCATAACAGCAGAGGTGCTGGCTTCCCAATATGTTGCTATGGGATTTATATACAAGTAGATTATTAAATTGTCGACTATATATGAAACAAGTATATACTCATGTTCAACTCATGAGGGCGACTAATATATATATTAAAACATAGTAGTAGAAGTGAGCCAGCCACTTTAAAACCAATAAGAGGCCTATTGTAAAAAACCTCCGGAGTAAACCGTGATAAAATCAAAATATTCATATATATTGTGTGTTAAAAAATCTATATATCAATTAGTATTATTAATTACTTATTGTTTTACATTATATTTAAACTATATCTTTAATTTTAAACTTTTTAAGATTTTATATTCCATTTTAATGCGCCCATTGATTTGGGTGCAATATGAAGGTATGAGTATTATCCAGTGCAACTCTGGAAACCTTCTAATGATTGTTTTTATTCATTACTCCCACAAAGAGCACTAATAATTTAGTGTTCTTTTTTATTTTGCTAAAAGGTGTGATTATATGGTAAAAAGATGGAAGGAAATAGATGAAGTTATAAAACCTACAATAGAAATTCCAAAGGAATTGTACAAATATGATGACATTATGAAGGAAATACCAAATTTTGATAAAACGGATGGAGCAAAGAAAGTGTATGAAAGAAAAGAATACATAATACTAGCAGTAAAGAAAGGATATGTTGTATATAACACTGAGAAGCCATTTATAAAAGGGCATTCTCATATTTATGGTTTTAATGTCGCTAAAACAGTGATAGATAACTGCATAAGAAAAAAGATGCCTAAAACTAGAAACTTGTATCTATTGACCAGTCATGCGAGGGTAAGTAATGATGAAAAATATATAAGATTAGTTCAGGAATTAATAGAAGCCAAGTCGGACAAAAGAAAGCTAAAATATAGAAATAAAAATATAAATAGCAAAAGGAGCAAATAAAATGATATTTAAAATATATTTAGCATTTGTAGCAGTATCGTTAATATCATTTGTATTATATTTTCTAAGAATTAATGAATATCTAGCAGACCAAGGATTGCGATGTGTAGCAAATATGTCTACTGTGAAATGCATTATATATTGTTTTGTGCCTTTATTTCATATTTATTTTGGACACGAGTGCTATTACTTTGGAGTTATAGCTAATGATGAAGAGTTTGAAGGATTTATTAATGGTGATTATTGAAAAATATTAATAGGGAGGTGGCATTAGGTGAAGCTAACTGAAAAACAAAAAGCATTTTGTGATTACTATATTGAGTCACTTAATGCTACTGAAAGTTATAAAAGAGCTTATGGATGTAACAATGATGCAACAGCTAGAACGGAAGGAAGTAAAAACCTTGCAAAACCTAACATTAAAAAATATATTGATGATAAAATGAAACAAATAGAAGAAGATAGAATAGCAGATGCTAAAGAAGTGCTAAGATACTTAACGAAAGGAATGCGACAAGAATTAGAGGAAGAAGTAGTTGTTATGGTTAATACTGGAGATTACACATCTGAACCTCAAATTATAAAAAAGAAAATATCTATAAAAGATGCAAATAAGTGCGCTGAGCTTCTCGGGAAAAGATATTCGTTATTTACTGAAAAAGTTGATTTAAATGGAAATGTAGGAGTAACAATAATTGATGATATAGGAAGTTTAGAAGATGAATAAAAGAATATCAGAAATTATAAATAAAAACTTTTATGAATTTTGGAAAACAATTAACTCTAATAAATATCTATTTCATGTATTAAAAGGTGGCAGAGCATCCGCTAAATCAACTCATGTATCGCTATGGTTAGTACTAGCATTAATGAAATATCCAGTAACTTGTCTATGTATCAGAAAAGTTGGTAATACATTAGCTGAGTCAGTATTTGAACAGTTAAAAGAGGCTATAGATATATTAGGCGTTAATCATGTATGGAGAATACAAAAGTCTCCGCTTAAATTAATATACATTCCTAGAGGAAACAGTTTTATATTTAGAGGGGCAGATGATCCAACAAAAATTAAATCAATTAAAATGAGTAAATATCCTATAAGCTTTGTATGGATAGAAGAGCTGGCAGAATTCAAATCCGAAGATGAAGTGTCAATAATAATTAATTCGGTATTAAGAGCAGAATTACCAAAAGAATTAAGTTATAAAGTTATATATTCTTATAATCCACCTAAGAGAAAGCAATCATGGGTCAATAAAAAATTTGAAACGCAATTCGTTGCAGATAATACATATATCCATCATAGTACTTATTTAGATAATCCTCATATATCAAAAGCATTTATTGATGAAGCTGAGGAAGTAAAAAAGAAAAACGAATTTAAATATAGATGGGAATATTTAGGAGAACCTATAGGCTCAGGAGTAGTTCCTTTTTCTAATTTGGAGTTTAGAAGAATAACAGATGAAGAAATAAAATCTTTTGATAATATTAAGCAAGGAAATGACTTTGGATATGCTACAGACCCTATGGCATTTGTTAGAATACACTACGATAGTAAAAAGAGAATGTTATATTTTATAGATGAAATTTATGGAGTTAAAATGTCTATTAGAGAATTAGCTTCAAAAATTAAATTAAAGAAATATGATGATTTCCCGGTAACTTGCGATGCATCTGAACCACGTAGCATAGCAGAGCTTAGAGAATATGGGATAAAAGCAACAAGGGCTAAGAAAGGACCAGGTTCAGTGGAGTTTGGGGAAAATTGGCTAGATGATTTAGAAGCAATTGTTATAGATAGTAAAAGAACACCAAATACAGCACGAGAATTTGAAAATATAGATTATCAAACTGATAGGGATGGCAATACAATATCTAAACTAGAAGATAAGGATAACCATTCGATTGATGCCACTAGATATGCATTAGAAAATGAAATGAAAGTTAAAAACAATATACAAGTATTTAAATAGGAGGTGATAAAAATGTTAGAAGATGGGCTACTTTTACAACGAATACAAGCTAAAATATTAAACAATCAAAGCAAAGTAGATACGATAAGAACTGCCAAAAACTATTATAATAATAAAAATGATATTTTACTTAAAGGAATAATACCAGAAGGAAAAGGCGAAGATCCATTAAGAAATGCAGATAATAGAATACCACATAATATTCATCAAATACTAGTAGATGAAAAAATATCATACCTATTTACATACCCTCCTATAATTGATATAGAAGATAATGAAGAAATCAATGAAAAAGTTAATCAAAGTTTAGGTAATGAATTTGAAAGAAAATTAAAAAATATTGGAATAGAGGCAAGTAATTGCGGAACTGCATGGATGCATTATTGGATTGAAACAGATGAAGACACAGGAGAAAGTAAATTTAAATATGAGGTAGTAAATACAGAAGAAATTATACCGATATATGACAATGGATTAGAAAGAAAGTTAATAAATATAATTAGATACTATAAAGTAAAAGAAGAAGTTTTAAATCAATTAAATGAAGTTACATATGCTTATATTGAATATTGGACAAACGATAAAATGATTAGGTGGAAAATGAAAGATAGCTTCACTAATACTCCAATAGAAGAAAGTGAAGATATAACACATACCTTAGGAGATGTTCCGTTTATCGAATTTTCTAATAACAAAGAAAAACAAAGTGACTTAGAAAAAATTAAAAGTTTATTGGATTTAAAAGATGTTGTTGTTAGTGGATTTGCTAATGATATAGAAGACATACAACAAATAATATATATACTTGAGAATTATGGCGGAACTGATTTAAATGAATTCTTATCAGATTTAAAGAGATATAAAACTGTAAAAACAGAATCTATTGATGGAAACAGTGGAGGATTGTCTACATTAAGTATAGATATACCTGTTGAAGCTAGAAATGTACTCATAGAATATCTTAAAAAGCAAATATATGAATCTGGACAAGGATTACAACAAGATATAGAAGTTACAGGAAGCGTAAGTGGAGTCGCTCTTAAATTTTATTATAGAAAGTTGGAATTAAAATCTGGTTTATTAGAAACTGAATTTAGAACATCTATAAATTATTTAATAAAGGCTATTTTAAAATTTTTAGGAATAACAGAAAATTATAAAATATCTCAGACTTATACTAGAAATATGATATCTAATGATTTAGAAGCAGCACAAATAGCTCAAATGTCTACTGGAATAATATCTAAGAAAACAATACTAGAAAATCACCCTTGGGTAGAAGATACAGTAAAAGAAGAGGAAAGGTTAGATGAAGAAAAACAACAAGAAGAGTCAATATTTGAACAACCTTATGAAATGCAACAAGAAAAACCTGCTGAAGTAGGTGAAGAAGATAATGAATAGTAAACAGTATTGGATAGATAGAGAAAATCAGAAACTCAATAAAGGCATTAAGGATTGTAATAATTTAGCTAAAGAATTAGAACATCATTATAAACTAGCAAATAAAGAAATAGAAAAAGAAATTAATAATCTATTTGAAAAATACGCAAAAGACAATCAATTAACTTATGCAGAAGCAACTAAATATTTAACAGGAAATGAGTTTAAAATATGGAGAACTGATATAAAAGGATATCTTAAAATGATTGAAGATAATCCGGAGCTATTATTAGAGCTTAATACTTTAGCTATGAAAAGTAGGATAACGAGATTAGAGGCTTTACAATATGAGATTGATAAACAACTCAATAAACTAAATATAGAAGCTGAAAAAGGCACTAAGAAGCTCTTAACACAAACTCTTAAAGATGATTATTATAAAAATGTATATAACATAAGTAAAGAAAAAGGATTTTTAGCAAACTTCAGCGGAATAGATAATAAAACTATTGAAAGAGTTTTGAGTTATGAGTGGAGTGGCAACAATTATTCGGGCAGAATATGGAATAATAAACAACAGCTAAGTAAAACAATCAAAGAAGAAATAACACAGATGTTAATCAGAGGAGAGAGTAGTAAAAAAGTATCACAAAGAGTTGCTACTAGAATGAATGCAAGCTATAAAAATGCAGTCAGATTAGTACAGACAGAGCATAGTTATGTTATGGAACAAGCTAATAAAATTACTTATGAAGATTTAAAAGTTGAAAAATATCAATTTCTTGCTACTCCAGATGAAAGAACATGTGATGTTTGCGGCAATTTAGATTTAAAAATATTTAATGTAAAAGATATGATATCTGGTAAAAATTGTAGCCCAATGCATCCTTCGTGTAGATGTACTTCTTTATTGTACTATGAAGATGAAGATGATGAAAATGACACAAGATTTGCAAGAGATAAGAATGGAAAAAGAATTGAGATACCAAGCAATATGACATTTAATGAATGGAAGAAAAAATATATTGATTAGGAGGAAATATGAAATTACAAGATACAATAGAATTAATGAATAGTGGTGACTTTAAAGATAGAGTTAAAGCAAAATATTATCAATTAGAAATAAGGGGTATGAAACTATAACTGTGGATTAGTAAGAAAACAAATGTTAGGAGATAATGTAATGGATAAAAAAGAAATAAAAAGATTAGTAAATAAAAGCATAAAAACAGAATTTATAAAGCAAATAATATTTACAATTATAAAAGAGTTATTTCTATCATTTGCACTTTATGAAACAATAAGTTTTATTTGGTACAGTTTTGAGATTATGGCTTATGGAATACACAACAGTCAAGCATCAATAACAATCATAACAGTATTATTTTATTTTATATATACATATATATATAATTTAAGAACAATAAAAAAATTAAGACATGAGAAAAACGAGAAATAAAGAGGCAATAGATAGACATGAATATACTAACTTTAAATAGTTTATAAAGTCCTTATAGGACTTATTTTTATTGTCTTTTTCATTATTTGTAGGTGTAAAAGAACAAATAACCTATTATTCATTGTCTTTTTTAGTATTTGCTAGACGTAAAAGAAGTAAATGCTACTAAAGTAATTCGACATGTAAAAGTCGTAAAAAACGTAAATTATGGAGGTATTAAAATGAAAAGAATTTTTTTAAAAGAGTTAGGAATAGATAGTGAAGTTATAGATAAAATCATGAGCGAACATGGCAAGGATATCGAAAGATATAAATCTGAAATAGAAGATTACGCTTCTGAGATAAAAGAACTTAAAGCTAAAACTGTTGATTCAGAAAAAGCTATACAAGATGCTATATCTAAAAAAGAAGAAGAATTGAAACAAAAATATGCTGATAAAGAAAAAGAATTCAAAGAAATGCAAAAGAAAGCTGAAAAGGCAGAGGAATATTCAAAAGAACTAGAGAGCTTAAAACAAGCTCAAAATGATAGAGAATACACAGAAGCTATAAATAATTATTTCAATGATAACAAGATTGATTTTACAAGCAACTTTGCTAAAGAAGCTATACTTAGCAAATTTAAAGAAAAGAAATTTGAATTAAAAGATGGTAAATTTAGTGAAGATGCTTCTAAATTCATAGAAGAACTTAAAAAGAGTGATGAAGGAGCGTTCAAAATGACTGAACCACCTAAAAATAATTCAAATATACAAACGTATCAATATACACCTAAGGGAACTAATACAGGAGATGTAGATTCAATGTTGTCCCAAGTCAATTCTATTTTGGGGCTATAAATTAAATTTAAAAGGAGAGGATAAACATGACAGCTATAAATACATTAGCTTATGCACAAATATTACAACAAGCTTTAGATCAAAAAGCAATACACACTTTATTAACAGGATGGATGGACTCAAATGCAGGACAAGTTAAATATGTTGGAGGGAATGAAGTTAAAATACCTCAAATGTCAGTTGATGGTTTAGCTGATTATAATAGAAGTGATGCTGGAGCAGGATATGTTCAAGGAGCGGTAACATTATCTTATAAAACATATACTATGAGTCAAGACAGAGGACGTAAATTTCAATTAGATGCAATGGATGTAGACGAAACTAACTTTGTTGCAACTGCTACAAACGTAATGAATGTATTTCAAACTGAAAAAGTAGTACCAGAGGTTGATGCATATAGATTGTCTAAATTAGCTACTACAGCAATAGGTGTAGCTAATGACACAAATGTTGAATATGGATATACTCCAGCAAAAGATACAGTACTAACTAAAATAAAAGCTGGTATAAAAGTAATAAGAGAAAATGGATATCAAGGAGAATTAGTAATACATGCTAACTATGATACAGTTACAGAATTAGAATTAGCTATGGCAGGAAAGCTAGCGGCAGTAACTTTCTCACAAGGTGGCATAAACACTCAAGTTCCAGCAGTAGACGGATGCGCAATAATAAAAACTCCAGCTAACAGAATGTACTCAGCAATAACTTTAAATGATGGAACTACTTCAACTCAAACAGCAGGAGGATATGCAAAAGCAGCAAAAGCATTAGATGTTAACTTTATAATAGTTCCAAGAGAAGTACCAATAGCAGTAACAAAACAAGATAAAATGAGAATATTTGACCCAGATACAAACCAAAATGCAAACGCTTGGGTGATGGATTATAGAAGATATCATGAATTGTGGGTGTTAGATAACAAGAAAAATTTAGTGTATGCTTGCATAAAAGACGCTAAATCTAGTTAGATTGAAGGTGTTCTAGATGTATGAGCTTAAAAAAGACAATGTTCATAGAATAGTTGAAACAAAACAGCAAGTAGAAGTATTGCTATCAAGAGGATATGAACTAATTGAAGATATTAAATTAAAAAAGAAAAAAGCTAAAAAGGGAGAGGATTAATGTCCTCTCTTTTTTATTGTAGGTGAAATTATGCTTGAAAATATAAAAGCTTTATTAAATATTACTAAAAATGATTATGACTCATTAATAGAATTGTATATAAAAAAAGTTACTAAAAGAGTAAAAGGATATTGCAATATAGAAGATTTTTCAGTTCTTCCACAGATAGACCAAGATGCTATAAATGAATTTATAGAAGATAAAGTAGCTAATATAATAGCATATAAACTAATTTCTCTAGGGGAAGACATAGATGGCTCAGGAACTTCTACTCCAGCTAATCAAGGAGCTATAAAATCTATTACAAGAGGTTCTGTAAGAATAGAATACAACTATGATAGTGTATCATCAGAAAGCATAAGCAATTCCAGTACAAAAACATCCCCGGAATTAACAGACGAAGAAATGAAGATACTTAATAAGTACAGAAAATTAAGATTTTAGGAGGTGTTATTATGGCAAGTGAAGCGGATATAATAGCAACTCTGTATTTTGATAACATGGATATATATAGAAAAGAAAAAGTTAAAAACCCTAATACTGGGATTACAACTATGCAAGAAATATTAAAATATTCTGATCTCAAATGTTCATTAGACAAAGGGAGTGAAACAACAGTAGCAGGCGAAACAGGAACAGCCTATATTTCAGCAGCTTATAAATTATTTTGCAGACCAACAGTAGACATACAAGTTGGAGATAAGTTAGTTATAACTTACAATGGAAGAACAGAAGAATTTGAGGCCGGCGAACCTTATCCATATAAATCTCATATAGAAACTCCAGTCACTAAGAAGGTGAGAGTATAATGAGTGGTTACAACTTTGAAATAAAAGGAATAGATAACTTTTTAAAAGATATAAATAATATCCAAAATAATTTTTATGGAGATTTAGAAAATTTAATTAAAAAACATGGAGTTTCTTTATTTACAAAAACTAAGATGAAGACTCCAGTTGATACAGGACAATTAAGAAGAAGTTGGCAATTAAAATATAAAAAAGGAGATTTATATATTCGATTATATAATAACACAGAATATGGGTTAAGCATATAGCCCATGTAAAACTCGGCAAATACGAAGAAGGCTAAGTATAATTATATATGCTAACATCGTGCTAAGATACTAGATTGCGAAAGGTTAGTATCCAGCGTAGAGCGTAGTAAGTGAATAAATATAATCTTACCAAGAGTGCCGAGCAATCCAATAAGGGTTGCTTTTTTATTGGATTGAAAATGTACGCCAAGCTGGGTTGGAATAGACCAACTGATGAAAATGAGGGAAACCTCCAGAGCATAGGATAAAAAGCCTATGGTTAATAACAAATGTATATGTTGAATATGGACATAGAATTGTAGGGAGAGATGGAAAAGTTAAAGGAGTAGCTGAAGGAGCTTATATGTTGAAAAAAACCTTTGAAAAAACTGAAAAAAAATTTATAGAAGATTTGGAAAAGCTATTTAAAAAATATGGCTTCAAATAGGAGGTGATTAAATGATACCTCTAAAAAGTATACTATTTGCTGCTACAAAAGCAGTAGCAGAAAATTTTCCGCAAGATGTATATATAGAAGATGACAATACGCAAGGCTTTGATAAGTCTTGTTTTTTTGTGCAAATATTGCCTATTTCAAGTTCAGCTATAACTAGAATATCTAACCTAAGAACTATATCAGTATCAATAAAGTATCTACAACAAGCAGGAGAAAGTATAACAAATATATATGATGCCAGTGATAGACTTGAAAAAATATTTGGAAGGACTTTATTTGTAGATGATACTTATCTGACAGTAGATGATATAGAAAGCAATATATATTCAGATGAAGTAGGTAGAATACTCGATTTCATGATACATCTTGATTTTGATGATATTAAATATTCACAATATACTGGTCCGTTGGATAATCCGGATAGCGAACCAACAGAATATGAATTAATGAAAGAATTACATTTACAACTTAATGAATTAAGAAATATAACAATAGAAGCTGATGATCCTACTTTGCCAATAGTGGACAAAGCTATTGTAGATATTTCAAAATTATTAGAGAATTAAAAGGAGAGTGAAATAAATGGCTTTAGGATTACCAAGTATAAGTATTAAATTTATACAAGAAGGTATTACTGCTATAAGCAGAGGATCCAGAGGTATAGTTGCGATGATAATAAAGGAAGAAAAAGCTATATCTCCTGCAACTATAGTTGATGTAACTGATATACCTAGTGATGTTACAGATAATAATAAGCAACTTATAACGAATGCTTTAATAGGAAATACAAGTGCACCACTAAGATTAGAACTATACATTATAAGTGGAGAATTAACTTTGCAGAATGCTTTAAGTCATTTTGAAAATACACAATTTGACTATTTATGCTACCCATCAGCTGTAGATGAAGATAAAACAGCAATAGTAACATGGGTTAAATCGCAAAGAAATTTAGGAAATATGGTTAAGGCAGTATTAGCTAATGAAACAGCTGATTATGAAGGAATAATAAATGTAACTCAAAGTGGAGTAGTTGTAGGAGAAAAAACTTATACTGCTGCTGAATTTACTGCAAGAGTTGCAGGATTAATAGCTGGAACAGATTTAAGAATGTCAACCACTTATACTTCTGTACCAGAAGTTGATTTGATACCTTATGAATCAAGAACTGAAACAACTGAAAAAGTAGGGAAAGGCGAATTTATTCTTTATAAGGAATCAGGAAGAATAAAAGTGGCAAGAGGAGTAAACAGCTTAACTACTGTATCTGATACAACTGTAACAGATATACAAAGTAAAGGTGATTTATTTCAAAAAATTAAGACTGTTGACATAATGGACTTAATAGCAAATGATATAAGAAAAACTGCAAGAGATGCATATATTGGAAAATTAAGTAACAGTTATGATAATAAAGTATTACTAATTACAGCTATCCATGGTTATTTTGATGGATTGATTAATGATGGACTAGTTGAAAAAAATACAGTAACAGTTGATATAGATATGGAAGAACAAAAGAAATACTTAAAATCAAATGGAGTTAATATATCTGCGATGAGTGATCAACAAATCAAAGAAGCTAACACAGGCGATCAGGTATTTATAGCAGTAGAATGTAAAATTCTTGATGCGATCGAAAGTATTAGCATTCGCTGCTTCATCTGATGCCATTGAGTAAATAAAATAGAGTATTTGTATAATATTTCCATAAAATGTCTATAATATAAATAAAGATATTATGGAGGTGTTTTTTATGGAAGAAAGATATGGACACTTAACAATTATAGAATCGACTGACAAAAGAAAAAATTCTTATGTTGTTTATAAATGTAAATGCGATTGTGGAAACATAGTATATAGAACCAAATCAAGTCTTACATCAAGTGTTAAAACATCTAAAAATGGCGGTCCTTATTGTGATGAATGTGCAAAAAAATCACAACAACAATTAGTTACAAAACATGGAATGTGGGCTAAAAACAGAAGACTTTATGGAATATGTAAAGGTGCAAAAGCTAGATGCGAAAATCCTAAAAATACTTCATATAAAGATTACGGAGCAAGAGGAATTAAATTTAAATTTAATTCTATACAACATATGTATAAATGGTCATTAGAAAATGGATATACAGATAATTTAAGTATAGATAGGATAGATAATAATGGTGATTATGAACCTTCTAATTGTAGATGGGTAGATATATATACTCAAGCCAATAATAAAAGAGATATATTACAATTTCACGGAATTAAAGGCACTAAAAATGTAGCAAAATACTTAGGAATTTCTGTTAGAAGATTTGCCAATATGTTATATAGAGATAAAATGACATTAGATGAAATATATGAAAAGTCTAAAACCGATCCACTATTCTATGCTACAAATACAGAGAGAAGATCTTTTGCACAAAGAAAAAGAAAAGATGAATGGAAAATCAATAAAGAAGAAGCTATAGAAATAGTTAACAATATAAAAAATGGTTCATCTATCAATAGAGAAGCTAATAGAATGAAAGTAGATTTTAAAACAATAAAAACTGCAATAAAAAGACTTGAAGATGGAATATATGATTTATAAACAATTTTTAAGGACTTAATTTTTATTAAGTTCTTTTTTATTTTATATAGGAGGTGTTTTTAGTTGAAAGCTAACAAAGTAATAAATGGTACTTTCGCTGAAGTTTGGATAAATGATGTATTAGTTGATGAAATATCGGCTTTCCAAGCTAAAATAGAATTTGACAAAGAAGATATAGATATCTGTGGTGAAATGATGACTCAACATAAAATAACAGGATATAGCGGAACTGGCTCTATGACACTTAAGAAAACAAACTCTAGAATGATAAAATTGTTAGCTAATTTTATGAAAGATGGTCTAGAACCGGATGTAACAATAGTTGGAAAATTAGCTGACCCAGGTAATGGAGGAAGTGAAAGAATAAGTATATCAGGAGTATCTTTTGATGATTTAACTTTATTTGATTTTGAAGTTAAAACATTAGGAGAAGTGGAATGCCCATTCACTTTTACAAAATATAAATTTATAGATTTAATATAAAAAATAATATCATAAAGGCTTTGGTGTTTCTAACTAAAGCCTATTTTTATTTTAGGAGGAAATCAAATGAATATAATAGATAAATTAATGAAAATAGACGCAGGGACATTAGAAACACCAACTGCTATACATAAAATGTATGTAAAAAAAATAGGCGAAGAACTAGAATTTGAAATACAAGCTATAAATGCAGAAAAGGCTACAGAAATACAACAGAAAGCTATAAAAATTGAAGATGGAAACGTATCAGACATAGATGTATATAAAACAAAAGTATTAACTATAATGGAAGGTTGTCCAATATTCAAGGATAAGGCACTTAGAGAACATTTTGATTGTGCTACTCCAAAAGAACTTATAAATAAATTGCTTCTTAAAGGAGAAGTAGAGGACTTAGTAAATGCAATAAATAATTTATCAGACTTAAAGAAAATAGAAAAAGTAGATGAAGAAATAAAAAACTAATTGAAACAGATAGTGAAATAGCAACAATGTACTATCTGTTTAAATATAAAAATATAATGCCATCTCAATATTATAATATGGGATTTGGAGAAAAGACTATAATAAAAGCATTTGTAAGAAAAGAATCGGAAGAGTTTTATAAGATATCTAAAAATAAAAATATTTTTCCTACTCTAAATATTAAATAAAAGGAGGTGAGATTATGGCAAATGATAAAACATTAGAAGCGGTAATAAAATTAAAAGATGAAATCAGCAAACCTCTTAATGAAATTCAAAATGAAATGAAAGACTTAAATAAAACATCTAGTGATGTAAATAGTGCTATGAAAAATGTACAAAAGGCAACTGGGGACACAGCTAATTCAATGACTGATTTAACAAGCACAATAAAAGATACTAATGGATCATTACAAGATACCAATAGTGCTGCAAATGAAGCTGCAAGAGGGATAAACTCTCTAGGAGTTATGGAAGCTGGACAAAAGATGATGGAATTTGGAGGAAAAATTATTGATGTAGTTAAAAACTTAATGGATTTAACAGAAGCTACTAAAGAATTTAATTCTCTACAAAGTAAATTACAAGGATCAACTAAACAAAATGGATATAAACAGAAAGATGCTAATAAAAATGCTGGACAAGTATATGGGTATACTGGTGATGATATGATGGCAGTCAATGTTGTTTCCAATTTACAAAAGATGGGGCTATCTCAAAGTGAATTAGATAAAACTATCAATGCTTCGCTAGCAGTATGGAGTGCATATGGAGATAGTATCCCTATTGAATCACTAACCGAATCGATTACTGAAACAGCACAAGTAAGTAAAGTTACAGGAAACTTAGCAGATGCTTTGAACTGGGCTGGAATAAGTGAAGATAGTTTTAATAAGAAATTAGAGGCATGTAAAACTGTATCTGAAAAAAATAAACTTATAACAGATACATTAAATCAAGCATACGGAAAAAGTAAAGAAACGTATGATAAAACTAATAAATCCATGATTGATTATAATAAATCTTTATGGGAATCACAAAAGGCACAAGCAGAATTAGGTTCAGCATTAGCACCTTTAAATTCAGCAATTAATGGAATTAAATCGGCTTTTGCAGAAGCATTAGCACCAGTTATAAAACAAATTGCGGATGCTATACAACCAGTAATTCAAAAGTTTCAAGAATTTATAAAGGAACATCCTCAATTAGTATCAGGCATAACAATGGTAGTAGCAGCTATAACAACTCTAATAGGAATTATCGGAACTATAATAGTTGTAGTAACAACGGTAAAATTAGCATTTGCTGGCATAAGTACTGTTATGGGAGTTGTATCAGGAGCATTTGCAGCCTTAAGCGCCCCAGTTCTAATAGTTATAGGCGTAATAGGAGCACTTATAGCCATAGGAGTTGCATTGTATAAAAACTGGGATACAGTTTGTGCAAAAGCTACTGAACTAAAGAATTGGGTAGTAAGTAAATGGAATGAGTTAAAAGAAGCTTTAGCACCAATTATTAATTTTATTAAAACATTAATTCAAAATAAATGGAACGAGATAAAAACAACTGTAACTGTTATATCAACTGCAATAAAAACAGTAGTAACTGCAATATGGAATGGAATAAAAACTGTAATAGGCACAATTGTAAGTATTATAAAAATGTTAGTTGAAAATAAATGGAATGAAATAAAAACAGTTGTATCAGTAGTAGGAAATGCAATCAAGACAGTAGTTACGAATGTATGGAATGCTATAAAAACTGCCATATCAACTATTGTATCAGCAATTAAATCTATAGTAGTAGAAAAATGGAATGCTATTAAAAATGCTATAAAAAATGCAATGGATGCTATTAAAAATACTGCTATAAATGCTTTTAATAATGTAAAAGAAAAAATATCAGGTGTAATTAGTGATATAAAAAGTGCATGGCAAGGATTAAAAGATAAAATCACAAATAATCCTATAGTTGCTACAGTTAAAAAAGTAACAGAATCACTAAGTAATGCAGAAAATGGAAACCATGCAGCAGGGCTTCGAAGAGTTCCTTATAATAATTATTTAGCAAATCTGCATCAAGGAGAGGCAATATTGAGCCGTAGGGATGCTGATAAATGGAGACAAGGTAAAGGTGATACTCCTCAAATAGTTAATAATTTCTACGGCATGACGATTAAAGAAGAAGCGGATATAGAAAAAGTGACATCAGGAATAGTCAGAAAACTAAATGAACAAAAAATAATAACTTAGTAAGGGAGGTAATATTGCATTATGGAGATGTATTTAAAAAATGATAAGCATATATTTAGATTTCCAATATTGCCTTCTACTATAAATGTACAAGATTATGCAATAATAAATGACAGTAATATAACAGGATTAGGAGATGTTGCAATATTTGGAGGTAAAGGATTAAGAACAATAGAGATATCATCATTTTTTCCAAATCCAAAAAGAAAATATAAATTTGTAAATTATTCTAATTATCCAAAACAATGGACCTGTGTATCTAAAATAAGAAGTTATATGAATAATGGTGAAGTAATGAGATTTATAGTAACTGGCACAGAAATAAACTTCCAAGCAAGAATAACTGATTTTACCTTTTCCCAACAAGATGGCACAGGAGATGTATATTATACTATCAATCTAAAGGAATATAGAGAAATTAAAATATCATCAACAACTCCAGCTAAAAAGAAAACTGATAACAAAAATAGGACATCTTCAAAAGATAAAAACAATAATAAAAATAAAACTTCAACCAAAAGTAAACAAACAATTCATACAGTAAAAAAGGGAGATACACTATATGATATAGCAAAGAAATATTATGGAAAAGGATCAAGCTATAAAAAAATAATAGAAAAAAATAAATCTAAATATCCTTCATTGACTAAAAATACAATAATTAAAGCTGGATGGAAGTTGGTGATATAATGATAACACTAAAAATAGTTGATAGAAATAATAAAAAAACAGATATAACACAGTTAGTAGAAAAAGTTACTTGGAGTGGAGATTATAAACAAGCATCAAGAAAGCTAGAATTTTCAATAATTTCAAATAAATACGATAAAAAAATACCAATAGTCGACATTAAAGAAGGCTACATGGTATTTTTTTATGAGGATAAAAAAGAATTATTCAGAGGATTTATATACAGTATAGAAAAAACTGCTGATACTACAAGTTACATGGCTTATGACCATGCACAAAAACTAGTTAATATTAAAGTTAATTACAACTTCAAGAACAAGACTGCTAGTCAAATAACTACTCAAATGCTAGATGATTATTCAAAATATGGACTTAAAAAAGGAAGCATTGTAAGTGATGGTGTTTCATGGAGCAAAGTATTTATAGGAGTAAGCATGTATGACACTATAATGAGTGCTTATACAAATTCTCATGCTAGTAATGGCAAAGAATATATGTGCTATGCTAAGGAAGGTGAGATATGCACAGCCCTAAAAGGAGATATAAAGTTAGATGTTCAATTCAAAGAAAAAGAAAATATAATATCAACAACTTATAAATCTAGTATAGAGAATGTAGTAAATAGAGTAATTATAGTAGATGACTCAGGAAATAAAATAGGAGAAGAAAAGAATAGTAATTCAATAGATTTGTATGGATTATTTCAAGAAGTTGTAAAAGCTGAAAGCCAAACATCAGAAACTACACAATCAGCAACATCTGAAATATCAACAATGGCAGTTTCCGCTTCTACATCTTCAACTACTAAAAACAACTCTTTTTCATTAAATACTACTAATTCAATAGCAAAATCTATATTTGATTTCTGTATAGGCAAAGGTTGCACTCCACAAGTTGCAGCAGCTATAGTAGCTAATGCAGAATGTGAAAGCTCATTCAATACAAGTTCTGTTAATAGTATAGGAGCAAGTGGATTATTTCAATGGTTAGGAGTAAGATTAGCAAGCTTGAAAAGAAAAGCTACTAAAAAAGGAGTAAGCTGGACAAACTTAAATCTCCAATTACAACATATGTGGGATGAATTAAATGGAGAAGATAGCACAACTAAATCATTGCTTAATAGTAAAGTAGGAGGAGTAAGCAAATTTATAAAGCTAACAGATGCTTATAAAGCTGGTTATTATTTTGGCGCTTGTTTTGAGAGAGGTGGAGGAAATACACTCAGAGGAAATAAATCAAATGCTTGGTATTCAAAAGTTACTATTGGAGGTAAAAAAATATCAAATTCAAATACATCAACAGATGTAACTGACAATAACCAAACAACAACTACTACAGTTATAGATTTAGAAAGTGCTAGAAAAGAAGCAAAGAAAAAATTAAACGATAGAGAAAGAAGTGCATCTTTGGATGGATATGGAGATACCACTTGTATTACTGGATATGGTGTGACTGTTACAGACTCATCAACAGGATTAAAAGGACTATTTTATATAGATACAGACTCTCATACTTGGGAAAATGGAGAATATAAAATAGCGCTTAATCTTAATTATAAAAACTTAATGAACGAAGTTGAAGCAGGAGAAGATGAAGAAAAACAAGAAACAACATACAATGATAATAATTACAATGATGGAGAAAAAGTATTAAATGGCAAGAAAGTAAAAGCTATTTTTACTGCATATTGGCCAGGACCTGGAATAGAAGGTGGAATATATCAAAGCATGGGTGGGAAATTAGACCCTAGCAAACGTACATGCGCTGCACCTAAGAGTATTCCATTCAGAACAAAAATACAACCAAGTGGTACGGGAAGTTTTATAGATGGTAAAACTTATACTGTAACCGACAGAGGTGGGAAAATCGTAGTTAAAAATGGTGTATATCACATAGATATATTAATGAGAACTGACAAAGAATGTAGAGCCTTCGGCATTAAACATGGATATATCATAATAGGAGATGGAACTGGATACAAAGAAGTCCCAGCTACTTCAAATTTACCTTTAAATAAAAAACAGGAAAAATTAATCTCTGTTGCAAAAGCTAAACTTGGAACACCTTATGTATGGGGAGCTTCAATAAACTCTACTACATCATTTGACTGTTCATCATTTACTCGCTATGTGTATAAAACAGCATTAGGAATAACATTGCAAAGAACTTCTAATGTGCAAGGCGAACAAGGTAAAAAGATAACAAGCACATCACAATTACAAGCTGGAGATTTAATTTACTTTAATACTTATTCAACAGATAGAGCAAATGGAATAACTCATGTTGGTATGTATATAGGAAATGGGCAAATGATTCATGCTTCATATAGTTATAAGAAAGTCATGATAGTTAATTTGAAATCATACTTATCTTACAGAGGAACAAAATTTATATGGGCAAGAAGACATATATAAGGTGGTGATCTAATGGAAAAAAATCCTTACAATGAATTTCTATCTATAATTAAAGAAACTTCTAAAAGTAATATAACAGAAAATAAATTATTGAATATAGGAATTGTTGTATCACCTCTTCCAAATTTAATAATTAAAACATCTGAAATAGAATTAGATAAAGATAATCTCATGATAGATAAATGGCTCTTAGATAGACATAAGGAAACACAAACATATACAAAAGGAGAACATACTCATAGTGGTGGAGGCCATGCAACAGGAGAAGGTGGAGGAGATGGAACGCATACTCATACAGGAGGAGAACACTCTCATAAATCTAAAGATTATGTAAACAAGCTGAATATTGGTGATAAAGTTGTAATGCTTAGAGAAGATGATATTTTTTATATTATATCAAAGGTGGTGAGTATAGATGGATGAAGAATACAATGATAGTTTTTATCCCTTTATTGACTACATTACTGAAAGTGTATCAGACATAGAATTAGAAGAAGATGACACATTGCCTTTGTATAGAGAAATAGCATGGGATTTCAAGAATGAACATCCTCTTGTTATTAACAATGAATTTAAGATAGTAGAGGAAAATGAAGCTATATGTGTATGGATATGGCACGCTATAAAAACATTTAGATATTATTTTTCAATATATTCATGGGATTTTGGATGTGAAATAGATACATTGCTAGGACAAAATTATACTCCTGAACTTACTAAAATGGAGGTTACTAGATATATAGAAGAAGCATTATTGATAAATCCTTATATATTAGAAATAAATAAACTTGAAGTAGATTTTGATGGAGATACATTACAAGCAGATATGAGAGCAATAACAATTTATGAAGAATTGGAGGTGAATTTTGTTGTTTAGCGAGCAAACATATGAAGCCTTAATTGAAAGAATTTTGGAAAATACAAGTGCTAATAATTTAGATACTAGAGAAGGTTCAGTATCATTTAACTTATTAGCACCATTAGCTGAGGAATTAGCGAAAGCTTATATCTCTATGGGCGATATACTTAATTTAGCATTTATAGAAGATACTTTTGACGACTATTTGGATAAAAGAGTTAATGAATTTGGGGTATACAGAAAAGACGGAGAAAAAGCAACTGGAGCTATAAAGGTAACAGGATTAGATGATACATTTATAGGCAACAGTACAATAATTACATCTAATGGATTAGAATATATAGTATTAAACGATATACTTTTACCAAATGAAGATACTCTATACGTAGAAGCGACAGAAATAGGATATAAATATAATTTACCAGCTGGGTCCACTTTTGGATTAGTAGAACCTATCGCTGGAGTTACTTCATTAATAAATGAAAGTGCATTTGAAAATGGTGTAGATGCTGAAACAGATGAAGAACTTAAGGAAAGGTTTAAATATATAATTCAAAATCCAAGGACATCAGGAAATGTTAATGATTATAAAGCGTGGGCATTAGAGTGTGATGGAGTAGGAAGAGTGAAAGTATATCCTCTTTGGAATGGCAATGGAACAGTAAAAGTGCTTATTATAGGTAATGACAATCTTCCATGCAGTGAAGAAACTGTAAATACAGTTATATCATATATAGAAGAAAAAAGACCAATAGGAGCAACTGTAACAGTTGATACTCCGCAGTTATTAAAATTAACATTTGATATTAAAATAAAACTAGATAGTGCTTATTCGTTAGATGATACAAAGGAACAAATATCAACAGTCTTATCGGATTATGTGAATAATTTGGAAGATGAAGATATTATATACTATAAAGCATTATCAGTAGTTGGTGATTTAGAGGCTGTAGATGATATAGTAGCATATACAATAAATAGCAAGCAAGAAAATATACCTGTCGGAGATTATTATATTCCTGTTATAGATACAATTACAATTTCGGTGAGCGAGGTGGTTTAGTTGGATTTAATCGATAAACTACCTTATTTTTATGACAATGGATATACTAGGCCTATTATAGAAGCTGAACAAAAAGAAAGAGATATATTAGTTGAAGAAATAGAAGATGTATTAAGACAAATGTATGTTTTAACTGCAACTTGGGGATTAGATTATTGGGAAAATATGCTATATTTACCACGAGGCATAGGAAAAACATATGAAGAAAGAAGAAGTATAATTTTAACTAAAATGAGGGGTAGCAAAACAACTACTATCGAAGTAGTAAAGCAACTTGCATACTCCTTTTTTGATGTTGAAAATGTAACAGTTGAAGAAGATAATGCACATTACATTTTTAATCTTACTTTAGAAAATGCAAAATTTGAAAGTAGTAATTTTTCAGACCTTATTAATGCAATTGAACTATATAAACCAGCTCACCTTAATTACTCATTTACTTTTGCTTCAAAGGGAACTGTAGTAATTAATAGTAGTCAGAGAATAGCATTATCTAAGTTGCCAGAGTGCAATACATTTAGAGTAGGTACTTGGTGGAAATCTTATTCAGACGGATATGGCAATATAGGAAAAGTAATACAAGCAAGAACTTATGATGGATATAGCAATTTACCTATTTGTGGATTATATAAAAATATAATAAAAATGTCAAAAGAGGAATTTGAATTAATACATAATCCAAGTAAAAATAATATTGTTGATTATGCTTTTGTTGATTATGCTGTCGTAGGGGATGAAAATACAAGCAATATTGTTGATTATGCTTTTGTTGATTATGCTATTGTAACAGAAACAGAAAGTATAAGTTCTAAAATAGGCGAATTAAAGATAGGATATAGCAAAATTTTATAACTGAAAGAAGGTGAATATATGGCATATAAAAAGAAAGTATGGAAAACCGGCGATATTATGAAACAAGAAGATATTAATAATATTGAAAATGGGATATATGAAGCGCATCAAGAATTGAAGAATCTGCATAATTATGATGACACAGAAATAAAAAATATAATAGGATCTGGAACGTTATCTACATTAGCAAAAGATTTAAAAGGTGCAATAAATGAGGTTTTTCAATATGCCAGTAATGGTAAAACTTTAATTGCTCAAGCTATTACTGGCAAAGGGGTAGCAACAAGTAATACAGATACGTTTCAAACAATGGCTACTAATATAGGCTTGATAAGTGGAAAGGTTACTGGGAAAATATTAACACTTGATAATAAAAAATATACATTATCTGAGGATGATAACGGGAATATAACTGCTACAATAATCAAATTTAGTATAACTAATAAATTAACTAATGTAAGTAATAGTAACTCTGCAATACAAATAGATTATGGGAATAGTTACTCTGCTACTATAACTGCCAATAGTGGGTATGGAATAACTTCAATAAGCATAACTATGGGAGGAGTAGATATAACTTCTACTACTTTTAATAATAATGAAATAAATATATCTAAAGTTACTGGAGATTTAATTATATCTATAAGTGCTACCGAAACATTAACTATAAGTAATATAGCAAACATAACACAACCTGCACAAACAGAATTCTATATCGAATATAGTACAAATATAGCTGTAGTAAAACATGAAGTATCATGGGATGGTGGAAATACGTTCTACGATAAAACAAGTGATGTTGTAGTAAATGGAACAAATTACAAATTCAAGCATGACAACCAAGGTAGTGCTGGAACATATAGTATGGCTATAAGAGTAACAACTGCAAGTGGAACTACTAAGACAAGTAATGTATTCACAGTTACTTTAGTAGATAATAGTGGATTAACTTTCACTCAGTATAAAAAACTTGATAATGGGGTAATTACAGATACTACCGATGGAAAATACTATAGCACAGTTGATAAAATAGCAGTAACTCCATCCGGAAAATATACACTTGATTTAAATCCTATAAGTTATGTTTGTGTATGTTTCTATAATAGTAGTGATACTTATCTAGGCAATGACTCAGGAGGATATATAGAAAATAATACATCAGACTGGTCAGTTGGGTCTTTATCAACAACAATTAATGTGCCAGCTGGTGCTTCATATATTAGAATATGTGGTACAAGTGGCGGTACACAAGTAACTGGAATATTGACTAAATCATCTTCTAGTACAAGTGCTTTGCTAGATAGCGATGGAGCTTACGTTATAGACGATTTTTCAAGTAACACAATAGATTCAAATAAATGGGGATATGAATTAGGATATGTAAGAAATAATGAAACCCAAAGATATACAAATACTAATGCAGAAATCAATGATGGCATATTAGCTTTAAGAGGTAAAAAAGCAAGTGACGCTTCTTGGACTTCTTCATCTATAATTTCAAAAGGACACTTTGCTTTTATGTACGGTAAAATAGTAGCTAGAGTTAGAGCCTGTAACTATAATGGAGCATTTGGAGCATTTTGGACCCTAGGAGATAGTTTCGAATTTGGTTATAAAGAAAATGCTAGCCCTGATACTTTAGGCGAATGGTGGGCTTACTGTGGCGAATTCGACGTAATGGAATTTTATAATGGCAAACTAACTTGCGGTACGTTCTTTAATGAAAAGGAAGAAAGTGGTCGTGTATGGTATAATAATTATGCCACTGGAGATTGGCATGAGTTTGCGATGGAATGGAATACAGATGGTAGTTTGATTTTCTCTATTGATGGAAATGAATTAAGCAGAACAAGTGCTACTGATAATAGAGCATTCCATATACCACACTTTATATTATTAAACCAAGCAATAGGAGCTAGTGGTGGTACTCCTGATAGTAGTACAACTGAAATAACTCAATATGTTGATTGGGTTAAATATTATCCTTTAAGTACAGAAAATGTAGTACTTAATAGTAGTGATTTCACAATTCAAGCAACAGATTTTAATGAAAATAATTGTGTAGTTAGAGCAACGTTTAATGACAACTGTATCAACAAAGCTTTAAGCTGGGAATCAAATAATGAAAGTGTTATTACTGTTCATAGTGGATTTTGTGTTGCAGCTAGTTCAAGTGGTTCAGCTACTATCACAGCAACTTCTAAGAGCGGTGTTTCAAAGAGTATAACATTAAATGTCAGCAATAACGCTATATCACATTAGGAGGTGATAAACTTGAGAACTCTTACAGATAAGGCGCTTAATAAATTAGCAAATTATTATATTAGCAAACTAAAAAATGTTAAATATACACTTGATGGAGAAGAAAAAGAAATAGATTTTTTTTCTAAAAAAGTAATAGGAAATACTGCTTGTGCTTATGTATTCTTTGATGAGAATTACAAAGGAAAAATTACAAATATAAGAGTAATAGATAAAGATGGGGATATAGTAGCACAAGACAAGAAAGTCTATGAAAGAACTACTGATAAGGCATTGTATATAGCATTTAAGCATGAATTTACGGAGGTGTAAAAAATGAGTATATATACAAAGAATGAATGGATAGACCATATAGAAGATGTTGATACAGGAGAAGTATTACAAGTTGGTACTTTGTATTGTGCTAGACTTATGAATCATATGGAAGATGGCATAGAATCAGCACATAGTGAAATGATTGTAATGGAGACAGCTGTAAAAAATATGCAAACAAAAGTAAAAGTATTAGAAGACAATCTTATAAATAATATGCCACATAACAATTTCTTAGAAGATTTAACTACTCTAGATGATATTAATATTGTTGATGGGATTTATAGTCCAATTTTAGGTAAGGTTTATTATTAGAAAGGAAGTGATTGGATGGCAGTAGGTGATATAGTAACTATAGGAGCATTACAAGGAACTGATAAATACGGAAATAGCAAAAAATTACAACAAGTTCCAAGTCAAAGTGCGCCCAATTTTCAGGATTATGCATTATACACATTTGTTGGTAATACAGATAGTAAATATGGTTTTAAATGGATAGAAAGTAAAATTGATGGTAAAACAGTATATATATCTCAAACTTTTGTACTTAAAGATGTATCTTATAATGAAGTAATCGAAAGAGCTAATATAAATAAAATTTTAAATATAAATGGTTCATTATATAATTTAAGGCTATTATCAAAGGATGAATTCCAAAATAAACTAAGCAGTACTGTATTAGACCAATTGGATTTTTCAATAACGTCTTCTAATCCTCTATATACATTAACATCTACAATATTAAATGGAACTAACGTTATCAATATTATATATAATAAAGATAATTATATTCCTTATATAAAAAGTTTATGGGGTGAAAATGATTTTGATCTGTATACCTCTTCAACTGCTAACGGATGTATACTTGCATTGGAATTATTAAATAATCCACCTACTATAAGTGGAGAAGATGAAAATTTAGGAAACAAAACAAGTTCATTTAGTATAACTTATTCTATATCAGATGAAGATAGTGACCAAGAATTAACAGTAAAAGAAAAATTAAATGGAAGTATCATAAGAACATTAAAAAATCCAACTCAAAATTCAACTTTAACATTTACAATAACAGATGAATTATTTGTTTCTCTTAGCATGAATACTACCAATACCATAGAAATAGAAGTTACTGACGGAAGTGCTACTACATATAGAAGATATACATTTGTAAAGACTAATTCAGCACCATTTATAACTTATACAGGTCAAACAGATTTAGGGCAATTAACAACTAAACCTAGTATTACTTATTCAGTTAAAGATAATGAAGGAGATGCAATAACTGTAACTGAAAAATTGAATGGTGAAGTAATAAACCAATTTAGTGCTACTACAAATACAAACTATACAGTAGGAATAACTGATACGTTCTGGCTTACTTGTGGATCTAATACAAATACAGTAGAAATAATAGCAAGTGATGCTCTTGGTGGAAGTAGTTCAAAGACTATTACATTTTCCAGAAAAATAACAAAACTACAAATAGTTATGAAAAATGCAATAGAAACAGATGCAAAAGCAACAAAGATATTAGTATCCCCTCAATGGACCACAACTGGAGGAGTTGGAAAAGTAGAAGTATGTAACAATGGATTTGACTCTGATCCTACATGGGAAGATGCAACTACTATGGTAGTACTTAATAGACCTCATTTATTTACTAATACAAGCAAAACTGCTTCCAAATGGGGAATAAAAATAAGAATAACAGTTACAAAGAATCAAGGATATGATGGAGAAGTTGCAATATTTGGATTTGGAGGTGCCTATGAGTAATGAAAGTATTTCATGAAAAATCATTGATAGAAATAAATAAGGAAAAAGAAGAAAATGGAAAACTAAAAAAGGAAGTTGAAGAATTAAAATCAGAATTAGAACTAACTCAAACTGCATTGAATGTTTTATTATTTGGAGAAGAAGGAGGTGAATAAGAATGGCTGGATATTTAGCATTACAAATAATGAAAGGTAACCTTAGTTATGCAAAGGTTATGAGTAAGTTTAGCAAATATAAAGAACGAATAGACATTATATTAGTAGCAGAAGGCAGAGAAGATTTAATAGAAAATTAATCTTCTCTTTTTTATTATCATTTAAGAGGATCTTCATAGGTCCTCTTTTTATAAGGAGGGATAAAATGTCTTATAATAAAAAAGTATGGAAAAGCGGAGACAGAATTACAAAAGAAGCGTTAAACAATATGGAAAATGGTATAGAGGCAGCACATCAAAATTCAGGTGGAAGTGGTACATCCTATGATGATACCGAAATAAAAACTGATATAAATACTATTAAAACTGATTTAGGTACTGAGGAATTAACTACAACTGCTAAAGATGTTAAAGGTGCAGTTAATGAAGTTGCTGCACAATATAAAGATATTGCGAATGAAATAAAAAATTTAAATTATAATTATGATTTATCATTTACGGAAGTTCCCACTCAACCATCATACAATGATGAATATTTATCATGGACAAGTGAAGATTTCTTTGCTAAATTTTATGATGGATTTGTAGAAAACAGTAATGATAACTATAAGGTTATAAAAACTTTATTAGGAAAAGATACATCAAATACTTATAATATATATAAATATGTATTCGAACCTAAACATTATGAACAAACAATAATATTAACAAGTGGGATGCATGGATATGAAGAAACGGCTCCTATTGCAGTAGCAAGATTAATGCATCATGTCGTAAATAACAATCAAAATATGGATATATATAAATATTTAAAAAATAAAGTTAGAATTGTAGTTATACCTCTTGTTAATCCTTGGGGATTTAATCAAAATCCTAGAAAATATGGAACAGTAACTGGAGTAAACCCTTCTCGAAATTTTGATTATAACTGGGATAGTTATGCATCAAGTGGTAGTGAGTGGGATTTAAAAGGCTCAAGTGCATTTTCTGAAAAAGAAACTCAATACATGAGAGATACTTATTTATTATACAAGGATGATATTAGTTTTACACTTGATTGTCATACTGGTAGAGGATGGACTAAAGATGTATTTGTATACTATGTGGAAAGTGACAATATTTTAAAACCTAAATTAATAGAAGCTGCAGCATGGCTAAATAATAGGATAAAAAATAAATATAATAAAACTACAGACAACGAAATAATGCAAACAGATAGAGCATTAAATTTATTATGGTTAAACAAAATACAAAACATTCCGTCTGGTACTGTTGAATTTTCACCCACTTTATATAGTTCTAAGGAAAATGATAGTGTAAATGTAACGGAGTATCTTACAAATTTAACTAATTATATAGCATCTGGACTACAGATAAAAAACTCAAATAATACAAATACAATTGACACTTCAAAGTTTGCGACCAAAGAAGATTTAAATAATGTAAATACTGAAATTAACACTATTAATTCTAATATACCTTTTTCATTTGTTCAAATAACCAAAGACGCTTATAATTCTTTAGCTAAAAAAGTAATAAATAGGGTTTATTTAGTTGAAGGTTATGGAGTGTATTTAGGAACAACTTGTATAATAAGTACGGATAATCAACAAGGTGGCGGAGAAATAGTCACTCCTGACAAAACTAGATTATTAGCAAGTGTAAATTTAGCCAATGGAAATGTAACAGATAAAAGTGGTAACAATAATAATGCAGTTTTAAGTGGCACATATACAACTGATTCAGAGGGAATAATATTTGATGGTAAGGACGGTGTAATAGATACTGGTTTAAAATTATTACAAGGTGATGATGAATTTTCAGTTATCTATACATTTATGCCTTCAAATATATCAGATGGTGTTTCCCGATATGTAATATCACAAGGAAATGGTTCAGAAGTAGGTTCATTATTACATCAATTTAGTTCAAATATGAACGGTCTTAAGATTATTAAGAATGATTCACCATTAACTTTTTACTTTGATTTCGGAGATTCTGACATTAGAACTAATAGTGATTATATCACTTTAGCTGTAAATACTAAATATACGTGTTGTATTACTTATAAAAATAATATATTAAGTTATTATGTAAATGGGGCACTTAGGGCAACTTATAACGGACAGATACAATTTGCAAATGCTAATTTTCTCTTAGGCAATAGAAGTGATAAAATAAGAGGATTCAATGGTAAATTATATAGTTATAAAATATATAATTCGTGCTTAACAAGTGAATATATAAATAAAATTTACAATGAAGAATAGGAAATATCTAAAATTTTATAGTTAAAAAGATATTTTTAATTAGTTTACAATTTAAAAATATTACAAACTACACAATATGAATCAATTGCGTAAGATATATGTTTATAAAAAAGAAGTCATGTTAATACTTTCTAATAAAAAGGAGTGTTGGCATGGCTTTATTATATATAGCATTAGTATTATGTTTAATAGGCATATTAATAGGTATTCTGTCTATAATAGGGATAATTGTACTTTATAAATCAATATAGAAAGTTAAAGGACTTAATTAATTTTAGGTCCTTTTTTAATACAAAAAAAGGGGTGATATTATGGATTTTCATTGCTGGAATGAACAAGGATGTACAGTAGAATTAGATGAAAGGGAGAAACAAGCATATATAGATTATGTTCAAAAGAAAAATCCAGGGCAACAAATTAAAAGTTTAATTGTAAAATTGGATGGAGATTATGTTGATTTGAAATATGAAGTAGTTCCAATTCCATTCCAAAGAATTCGCAGAATTACAGGCTATCTTTCAGAAGTGAAACAATTTAATGATGCCAAACAAGATGAATTAAAGGATAGAGTTAAACATAGTTAAGAATAGAGGTGTTGTCTATGAATACAGAAATAATTGTTGCAATATTAGCATTAATAGGAACATTGGCTGGTTCGTATTTTTCTAATAATAAAAATACAGCGGTAATTAATGAGAAAATAAAAGATTTAAAAGAAGATATACAAATTTTATCAAACAGGGTAGATCGTCATAATAATCTTATAAGCAGAATGAGTGTTGTTGAAGAAAAAATAAAGGAATTAGAAAATAAAGGAGAGAGATAAATGTTAGATTTAAGTGTTGTAAGTAACTATTTAGTAGTTGCAGTAATATTAGTATGTTGTTGTATTGGATATGTAATAAAAACAAGTTTAGATTTTATACCTAATAAATATATACCATTAATCATGGCCTGCATAGGAGTGGTTTTAAACTACTTTATAGCAGGCTATTTTAATGTAAATGTATTACTAGGAGGAATGTTGAGCGGTTTAAGTTCTGTAGGACTTCATCAAGCTTTTAAAAATTTAATTGAAAACAAAGAAGGTGATAAATAATGAAGACTAAAAATGGTTTTACATTATTAGAAAATGAAAAAGATGTAAAGGAATGGTTATCTAAGCAAAAGGTAACTAGAACAATAAATAAATTACAAGTACACCATATGGATTTACCAAATTATAGTACATGGGAAAAAACTGATAAAAAAGTATTTTCAGAGCCACATTTTGGAAGAACTAAGTCATTAGATGATTATGGAAAAAGAACATGGCATTATAGTGATGGACACGGTCATTATATCGCTCAACATTTTAATGTTTTTTTAGATGGGAAAATAACAACTGGTAGAAACCTTAACAGTACTCCAATCGGTATTAGAGGATGGAATACAGGTGCAATTTGTATAGAAATATATGGTTGCTTTGACAAGGGCAAAGACAAAATGACATCCGCACAAAAGAAGGCAGTTATATATCTATATGGAGAGCTATGTAAAAGATTCCATATCCCAGTAAACACTACTCATATAAGACCTCATTGTTGGTTCACTGCCGGTGGTACTTACTTAGGTAAATATAATTCTTCAAGAAGTGCTAAAACTTGTCCTGGTACTGCATTTTGGGGATATGGATGTTCTCCTGACGGATTTGCTCACTTCATAAAAGATGTAAAGAACTATGTAGAAGGGAAAAAAGAAGAACCTAAGAAGGAAGAAACTAAATCAACTACAAAGAAATTTGAAATAGTAACACTTGATAAACTTAATATAAGAAAAGTAGCAGATTGGGATGCAGATCCAGTTACAACAGTTAAGAAGGGGCAACATCTACAAGTAATAGATATAGTAGATGCTCAAACTGGAGCCACTAAGATGTATAAATTAGAAAGTGGTTTATATATAACTGCATCTGATAAATATGTAAAGAAAGTATAATAAAAAGGCTGGTAGGGATTATTTTCCTTACCAGCTTTATTTTTATTGGGTATATAACTTTAAATTATGTTAAGTATAGGATGTTCATTTTAACCCATTTCTGCTTTTCTGCTTACTTTTTCAATTTCTAGTTTTTTAGTGTTTGATTTAAATTTTAAATATTCATCAAACATCTTAGATAAACATTCATCTGAACATATATCATATATATGCAAACTTTCCCAAGAATCATTGCCCCAATCTCCATGGCTTGTTGTAACTTCATAATAATATTTACTATTTATTTCTTTTTTACATACATCACATATAATTTTATCTAATATTTTTTCATTTTTAATTATTTCTTTTTCAATATATTTTTTCATCAGATATTTTCCCCCTTACCAGCTTTATTTTTATTTATCTTGATTATTGTCTCCTTTAACATTATAAACATCATCTTTTGATTTAGCTTCATTAACTATATAATGTCCTAACATTCTAGGTTGTTTTACTGCACTATAATCATCAGTTATCCCTTGACCTCTTCCGTTTACTAAAATATAATTACCTTCTATTGGTATATTTGGTAATGTTCCTTCTCTAAAGAATACTAATACACTATAAAAATCATCTACTGTAATTCTAACTATCCATGAACCATATCCATATGGATTATCTTTAAATGTTTTTTCTTCTACTTGACCCATAACTTGTATATTTTTACCATTATATTTATTAGGATTAGTATCTAATTCATTCCCACTAACTTTCATATATGACTCATCTTTATACATTTCTAGCAATTCTTCTTGAGTGTATTCTTCAATTTCTACAGATTTATTATCATCTTCCTTCTTAACTGTTTCCTCTTGTTTAGTAGATGATGTTTCAGTAGTGTTTTTTTCTTCTCCTGAATTTCCAAATATACCTATTATAAATAATATACCTATAATAGTTGCTATTTTACCTTTAGTACTCATTTCTTTAAATTTGTTTAATAAACCTTTCATACTAACATCCCCCTTAATAATTTATATTTTAGAATTCTATTTTGCTTCTATTAACTCCGTTAGCATTAATTCCAAATTCCCATCATCTTCATCAAAACCCCATACTTCTAAATACTCCGCATTACTGTCTTTATGTCGCCATATACATTCTAAGTAAAAAATAACATCCCCTATATATATTTTGCAGCATTCTACTTTTTCTTCAAAGGTTTCGCAATCATATAGGTCGTATATTTTTCCTCCCCAACTGTTAATCATATTTGCGGCAGCCACTAATGTTGTTTCATTAGCCATTAAATAATTGAATATATTTTTTCTTTGCGTTTCTTTATCCATTTATTTCACCTCTAACTTATTTATTTTTTTATTATTCTATTTTTAATACTGACTTAAGTTAATTGCTGCATTTAAGTCTCTATCCATTGTATGTCCACATTCAGGACAAGTGAATGTTCTATCTTTAAGTTTAAGTCTATCTTTGCCTGTTCTTGTATGTCCACATTTACTACAAGTTTGTGAACTAGGATACCATCTATCAGCCATTACTAATTCTATGCCATATTCTTGTGTTTTATATTGTAATTGTCTTTGGATTTCAAAAAATCCTTGTTTGCCTATCGCATCTGATAAATGCTTGTTTTTCATCATTCCTTTTACATTTAAGTCTTCTATTACTATCTTTTGAGGTTTCTTTTCTACTAATTGATGTGTCATTGTATGTCTATAATTATTTCTAATATCTCTTATTCTATGTTGCAGTTTTAAGATTTGTTTTTCTAATTTGATTATATTATTAGTCTTATGATATACTTTTCCGTCTTTATTCATATCATATTTTTTACTTACTTGTCTTTGTAATCTTTTTAATTTCTTCTCTAATTTCTTCATCTCAGCAGTTTTGTTAATATTCTTATATACTGTACCATCACTTACTATCGCTAAATCTTTAATTCCTAGGTCTACACCTAATACAGTTGGATTTAATTCAGGTTTATAATCTTCTTGTTCTACTCCTACTGATATGTACCAATGCAATCCATCATATGTCACTCTTGGATTAGAGTATTTTTTTACAATAGGTATATAGTTTTTTCTACTTAATTTGACTATTCCTATTTTAGGAAGTTTGACTTGATTTTCAGATATTTTTATAGCTTGATAGTTTGGAGCGAATGCTGGAGTTGTTTTATTTTTGCTCTTAAATCTTGGGTAGGATTTAGCATTGCCCTTTTTTACTTCTCTGAAAAAGTTCTTAAATGCTGTACAAGCATCTGTATAAGCCGTAACTAGCACCATGCTATCGCAATCTTTAAGCCATACATTTTCTTTTTTATGAGCAGTTAGATATTTGCTCATCCCCATAGCTGATATGAATTTTTCACCTTTTTCATATCTTTCCTTTTGAAAAGCTATTGTCCAGTTGTATACATATCTTGCACATCCAGCTTGGGAAAACATTTGTTGTTCTTGTTGTTTATTAGGTTCTAATCTAACTTTATATGATTTAATCATTTCTTTTTCCTCCTATACTTGTTATATTTACATTTGTACTATGATAGCGCCTTATCGTTTCAATACTTGTTATATTGTATATCGAACTTGTACGCTTTCACAATAGATGGAGTAAATGAATTAACACATCGTTCCAATACTTGTTATATTGTATATTACATTTGTACATATATAAAAGTAATAGCTCATATATCACTCGTACTGTTTCAATACTTGTTATATTGTATATTACATTTGTACTTGTAAAATCTGATGGAGGGAATTCTCTCCTTTCATCAGTTTCAATACTTGCTATATTGTATATTGCATTTGTACAAGAAAATAAGATTGAAATTTACTGATATAAAGTCAAGTTTCAATACTTGTTATATTATATATTGAACTTGTACTAAAAAGACCACAGTTTGACACTGTAGCATCTACTGTTCCAATACTTGTTGTATTGTATATTACATTTGTACATTGAAATTACTTAGCTTCAATGATAGAAAATACTCAGTTTCAATACTTGTTGTATTGTATATTACATTTGTACCTTTATGGACACTTTTAAAAATATAACTTTTATGGAGTTTCAATACTTGTTGTATTGTATATTACATTTGTACTCATGCAACTTGTAATACAGTAATACCAACAGATATAAGTACTGAATAATAATTGTACTAGTTGATATACAAGTACTTTTTATTAAGTTTTCAAGGTATCAACATATATCTGTACTAGTTGGTATTACTACAATATAAGTTACAAGCATTGAAAATTATAATAAATTTCTAATAACAAGATTGTATTAGTATTGTATTAGCACAAGTGCAATATACAATATAACAAGTTTTCTTATTCATCGTGCCCTCTTTTGCTTAATAGCTACTCGAGTTTGTATGGCACTCCAAAGACGTAAATTCGGGTTTGAACATCCCTACATACCGAAATAATCTTTTAAGTGATTATCTTTCGGTTTTTATTCTTTTGTTACTATTATAATAGCATCTTTGCTATCATAATGCAAGCACTTTTATTTATTTTTATTAAAATATTTTTAAAATGCTATCACTATGCTATAATAGAAATAAAAAAGGAGTGATTTTATGGCTTTAAAAGAAAACATGACTAGAATAACAGTTAATATTGATAAAGATAAATATGAAAAAGTAAAAGAAATGGCGATGAAAGAGGGAAGAGCAGTAAGTAATTACATAAATTTTTTAATAGATAAAGAAATAAAAAAGAACCAAGAGAAGTAATTTCCCTTGGCTCTTTTATTATTAGCAATTATAATATTCATTTTTTATATTATTGTATCTCTTTAGAAGAATATCATTTTCTCCCCAAAATCTTGCTTCTACTTGGTCAATATCAACTTTTTCCTTACAAATTTCTCTAAATAGATTAATTGCACTTACATAATCAGTCCAACCACTATATAGTTCTAAACCTTCATTATTTATCCAACTAACTTGAAAATTATTCATTTATTTGCCCTCCATGTCTTTTAATATTATATTTACAAGTTCTTCCTTGGTAAAATCATCTCCTGGATAATATCCTCTTGC